GGCGAACGTGGGCGCTTACAGCGGCAAAGTCTGCGGCACTTGAGGTGATGACGTGGCGAACCTGATCGCAAACCGCAGCACGAACGCGAGCAAGCTCGAGCGGTGGCTTGGCAAGGACGAGGTGGAGCACATCTCTTCGTCGATGCGGACGTTTCACGGAAAGCGCCCGGTCCTCGTTGGCGGCGTACCTGGTGCCGGCGGTGTCTGGGTCGGACGCGGCGGTGATTTCGTCGGCAAGATCGACGGCGGCGATTTCGTCGGCCTCGCCGAGCGTTGCGTTGAGCGTGTCGATCACGCGGTCGCAAAGATTGCGTCTCGCCATCGGATGCACGGGTTCTCGTCGCTGTCGGACTTGATCAACGAGGTGTCGAACTTCGGCAAGCGGCGTGACTTCACCTTCAACAAAGTGGGCACCGGCAGCGTCGTCGGCGCGACGAATTCGCTCTGGCGCGTGGGCAACTATCCGGCGGCGGGGCTTGCCGCGAGCAACGCGCCGACGGGCAACGTTCCCGTCGATTCGACGCAGGGCGCGTTCTTTTTCGTGAACCCGACGTCACCGGATACGCAGCATTTCGTCCGCGCCGACATCATGTCATCGATTACGCCGCGTTCAATGCTGCTTTACGACCGCATCTTTGAGGTCAACAAGACGATGTCTTCGCTGGCGACCGAGTCGGTCACGGGATCGCCGACGCGATATCAGAACACCGCCGACGATCAGCCCGACTCGGCTGATGGCAATTTTCTCATGATCGAGACTCAGGTGGTGCTCGCGAACACCGCGCACAACTGGACTGTCTGCACCTACACCGACCACAACGGCAATGCGGCAACGCTCCCGTCGGTGACGGGCAACGCGGCGTGCGTCGTCAACCGTCTCGATCACCCGCTGAATCAGTGGTTCTGTCCGCTCGCAACTGGCGACAACGGGATCCGCACGCTGACGCAGATGCAGTGCTCGGCGTCCATCACGGGCACGGTTGCGTTTGTTATCGGTCACCCGATTGCATGGCTGCCGTGCGTCGTGACGAACATGATCACAATCGTCGACGGTATCAACACCGCGTTTAATCTGACGCGCATCTTTGACGACGCGTGCCTTGCGTTTCTCGACGTCAACGCGGCCTCCGCAACCGGCGCCACGATTAACGGGATGTTTGCTACCGCTGCGGGCTGATCACGACGATAGGGGGTCGCTGCCGTGCATAACATCTTCGGCAACGGCCTCGTCGTTCAGTCGTGGGCGCAGACGCAGTGGGCGCCGACGCTCACAAATCACGACCCGAACCCGCCGATCCCGCTTGAGGATCCGGTTTCCGGGACCGTCGCCGCTACCTTAGACGCCGCGACGGCGGCAGCTTCCGGCACGGTAGGAGCGGGTAGTGGTATTACCGCTACCGGCGCCGCAACGCTCGACGCCGCGACGGCGGCGGCCGCCGGCACTGTAGCGGGCGGCGCCAACATCACTGCTACCGGCGCCGCAACGCTCGGAGCGGCCACAGCCGCTGCTGCCGGCACCGTTCGCGTTACGGCTGCTGGCGCTACGACCCTCGACGCCGCGACCGCAACGGCTGCCGGCACCGTCCGCTTTACTGCTGCTGGAGCCACGACACTCGACGCGACTACGGCAGCCGCCGCCGGCACCGTCCGCGTTACGGCCGCTGGAGCCACGACACTCGACGCCACGACAGCCGCCGCTACAGGCACCGTTCCTGGTCCTGTAATCGCTTCTGGCGCCGCTGTATTGGCCGCGTCCACCGGAGCGGCTGCCGGTACCGTCCGGGTCACCGCTGCCGGTGCGACCACCCTTGCCGATTCGGTCGGGGCGGCTGTCGGTACCGTCCGGGTTACGGCTGCCGGCGCGACTACGCTCGGCGTCGCTGCGGCTACCGGCGCCGGCACCGTTCGGGTCACGGCTGTCGGTGCCACGACACTCGACGCCGTGGCCGCAACGGCGGCCGGTACTGTTCGAGTCACGGCTGCCGGTGCTACTACGCTCGGCGCCGCTACCGCAACGGCGGCCGGTACCGTCCGGGTCACCGCTGCCGGTGCTACTACGCTCGGCGCCGCTGCGGCTACCGGCGCCGGCACCGTCCGGGTCAGTGCCGCTGGCGCCACAACGCTCGATAGCGTCACAGCCGCAGCCGTCGGGGCTTCGGTAGTAGCCGTCGCCGGTGCCGGCGCGACGACCTTGGCCGGCTTTGCTTCTGCGGGCGTCGGCGCCTCCGTGGTCAGCGCCGCTGGTTCGACGACGCTCGGGGCGACGACGACGGTTGCTTCTGGCCGGAGCGTTGTTTCGGGGCAGGCCGCGGGGTCTACCGACATCGCGTCGAGCGCGTCCGGGTCGGTGCGGGTCGTCGGCTCTGGCGCAGCCTCTCTAGAGGCAGCTATCGCCGTTGCTGTCGGGGAGTATGGCCTTCCGATTGTCGGCACGGGGGCGGCTGTTCTTGCAGAAGCCTCCGCGTCAGGCAGCGGTTATTCCATCACGCAACGTCAAAGTATTGTCGCGAAGGACCGGAACTACGAAACCACGACCAACGAGCGACGGACCACAGACAAAACAGCTTCTCCACGGCGCTATACTGAAGTGGCGGTATCTCCATGAGTGCTTTTTCTCCCAAGACCACTTCTGAAGTGATCGATCTGACGGTCAACTTCACTTATTTGCTCTCTCCAGGAGAAACGATTTCGTCTGCGACAGTCTACGCAGCCGTCCTGAATGGCGTCGACCCCTCGCCCGGGTCCTTGTTATTTGGCGTTCCCAGCATCGTCGCCTCGCTGGTCACACAGCGTTTGCGGACGGGGGTCGCTAACACCACATACGCGCTGTCGTTCGGTGCGTTGACGTCGAGCAGCCAGTATTTCATCGAAACACACACCATCGCGGTGACAGCATGACGTGGACTTACTCGCTATCGTTGTTGACCGCTACGGGTGTGACGGCGCAGATGACGCGCGTTCGTCTGCTCGTCGGCGATACCGACTCCGGTCGACAGCAACTTCAAGACGAGGAGATTTATTTCGTCCTCGTCAACCAGACGGCAACCAACTACGCAGCGGCAGACTGCTCGGACTTGCTGGCCGCCAAGTACGCCTTTCAGGTGAACACCGAGAACAGCGAGCTGCGCGTGTCAGCCGCCGCTCGGCACAAGCACTACGTCGACTTGGCGAAGCGCCTGCGCGCTAACGGTCCTGGAGAGGTCCCCGGCGGTGTGGGCGCTGGTTCCATTGTGGCGGAAGGCTACGCCGGCGGTACCTCGGTATCTGCCAACGACGCCCTCGCTGGCAACACGGACAACGTCTTGCCCCCCTTCTATGTCGGGCAGGACGACTTTCCTGGCGTCGACCAGACCGCGAACGCCCGCGAGTATTTCTCGGAGTGATGCGTGGATTACTCCTTGAAGGTCCAATGTAAAGCCGTTGTGGGAATCGCCACAGGGGCGACTGTCGACTACACCGGTCAAGTACAAGTCGGCTCGCCGGCGACGTATTACGCGCGAGTCGAACCCAAGTACCGCGAGGTCTACCGCAACGGCATCGTCGAGAAGACAAGCCACATGGTCATTCTGACCGAGGACTTCACGGCGACCGAGTTGCAGACCCGAGACATGCTTGTCTGGATGCCCGGCGACTCGCTCGGAACGACGTCAGCGGCCCGCCGCGCGTTGATTATCAGCCCTTGTTATGACGAGAACGGTTCTCTGGACCATTGGGAGGTTCTCGTATGACCAAGCTCACTTTGAAGCTGGAAGGGGCGGACGAGCTTGCTTTTGCTCTGCGTCGGTTTCCGAAGCAGAATTTAGAGGCCACAGCAATTGGCGTGTACAACGCCATGCAAGACGTGATGACGGAGGCCAAGGCGCGAGCCCCCTACGAATTCGGCGACCTTGAGGCAAGCGCTTACGTGGCGAAGCCTGAGGTAGGGGCGAAAAGCGCTATGGCTGAGGGGGGTTTCGGCGGCAAGGCCGCGAAGTACATGATTCTCCAGCACGAACGGGAAGACTATCAGCACCCCGGTAAAGAAACCAAGACTTCGAATATGGCGCGAGCCGCACGCGGTGAATACAAGTTCTTTGAAAAGGCTTTAAATAATCAAAGAAAAGCTATTCGAAGTCGCATCGCAGAGGCGGTAAACTACTTCCTTAAGAGAGGCGCCCTACCGCCGCTCCGCAAGAAGCACCCTCTAAGCCCCCGGTGATGCATGTCCGCAGAAATTGACGTCCGCACATTTCTGTGTTCAGGCGCATCCATCGCCGGGGTTTCCACGGGCAACTGCTTTGTAGGACCGGTGAGAAAAGCCGGGGGCTACGTGCCCGGCAAATCGGTGTTCGTGAAGGAATACGGCGGCATGGAGCCGTCTCCGTACATGGAC